GTCTCGCCCCCCTCCTCATCAAAGAAATCACCCGGAGAGCCGTCCTCCGGGGCATCGAACAGGCCATTTACACCGCCACCGCGGAGTTGCCCCACCCCGTGTGTACCGCCTCCTACTGGCACCGCCTCTTGAACGTCCCTCGCCTCGTCGACGCAGGGTTTTGTGAGACGAACGACCTCAACAATAAATGGTTCGACGTCAAGGGGAGTTCCCACCTCCGCGTGATGGAACCCGGGGACGTCTGGAAGGTGCAAAAACTGCTAGACGACCACGCGCGGAAACACAAACTCGCCCTCCTCCCGAGGGCCGAGGAGTGGGTCGGGAGGGCCTTCGTCGACCCCAAGGAGGGCATATTCGTCGCCCTCGTCGAGGTGGGGTGGGTGCCGAAGAGAGACCCGAAACTGCGACTGCGACAGGCCTACGTGCATCACGCCGTGGGTGAGGACGCCCTCAGACACGCCGTGGTGATCGCGAAAAGGGTGGGTTTCGACGTCCTCAACGCCCTCGACGTCGGGGAGAACAGGAAACACCTCAAAAAACAAAAATTCGTCCAAGGCACGGGACACGTGCACACCTACGTGTACAATTGGAAACTCGACCCCCTCGAGGGGGAGGACGTCAATTTAATATGTGTGTAAAAAAATTAAAAATCTCTACGAATAACTTTCGCTTTCTGTACTGGTTCTTCGTCTCCGTGGGGGCGCGGGTGACGTCTCGTGGGTTCATCTCGTGTGGACAGAAGGGCACACCGGCCTCGCACGCGAGCACGCGGACGACCTCGAGGTGACCCATATCGAAGGCGCGCGCGGTGAGTTCCTTGCGCTTCCACACGTATTCTTGTCTATTCTCCATGACCCACCGTATGAAGGACTCGTGGCCCTGGGACGCCGCCACCTCCAACACCTTCCGTGTCATCGGCACGTGCATGTGTTTCGAAAGCACCTCCAGGCACGCACGGGTGTCCCACACGGCGCGATCCTCATCCTTGGTGACGAAATCCAAGTCCGCCAAGATGTCCACCATCTCGCGGTTGCTCAGCGTTCTGCGCTTGGGTTTGCGCGCTAGGAGCCAATCTAAGAGGTGCGGCACCTTGCTCTCGAGCACCCACCCCACGTAGAGGTCGAACACCGGCTCCTCTGCGTTCGACGGACTCACAAAGTCAAAGTTCGCGAGATCTGGACGGCACGTGGTGAGGATGTCCAGGCACGCCGCGCGAAGCGTCCCAAGATCTGGGTCTCGTCCGCACATCTCGAACCCGTCTTCCATCGCCGAAAACGCGCACTCGTCACACAACCCGTCGACGACGCACGCGTTCGCGAAGGCACATATGTCCGCGCGACCGATCGCCGCGTTTCGCTCCTTGCGGAGACTGCAACACTCCATGGTGTGACGTTAAGATACTATCGTGATAGCGTTCAACTCACTCGGTACGACCTTACACAACTGCGATTTGAAAATCACCAAAAAACCTCGGTAACACCGCTCGCCCTCGGACGACGACCGGTCGAAGTGTGCGTGCGCGATGCCCCTCTCCCGACACTTCAGGAGGATGTTGTAAAGATTGGGAAATCGCAATTCTTCTTTTGGGAACCCTTCCTGCTTGGAGACGTCGTGGTAAATCAGCACACCGTTGTTTTTCAACAGACGGTCGTACACGTAATCGAACCACTTGTCCGTGTTCCAGTGATCGGCGTCGGAAAAGATGAAATCCCACGACTGTCTCGCCTCGAACACGAAATCGCGTTCCGGTTTATCGACGACCTCCACGTAGCCTTCGATTTCTTCCAAGATGTCTTTGGGTTTTTCACCCCTCCAATCCTCCCAATTATCCACGAGCGTGATGTGCGCGTTTTTCTCGTCGCCGTTATCGCGCACACCCTTGATGAGTGTGGCCGTGGTGCGCCCAGAGCCGACGCCGAGTTCGAGGATGGATTTCGGTTTGTGAGCGCGAACGAGTCCGTACGTCAGGTCGAGGTGGCACTGATCGACGGCCGCACCGACGTGAGGGTTGTTTTCGGAGAAGGTCTTTTCAAACATTGTATACATAAATATCACAAAATGCCTTTAACTCTTCTTGTTCCCTGGAACATTTACAAAAATAAAAATTTACCCCCTCCTTCTCCATATGTAGTGATGACTCAACACGATGCCTTCCCCTAAGATGGCACAAGCCTTGATGAAATCTTCGAGACTCATACTGTAAAAAAAGAATAAAATTGCCTTAAGGCAAGGGGTTTCTCTCGTTGGGAGTGAGAGAGTGAGATGGAGGGGGTGCGTAAATTTCACAACGACGTCAAGCGCGCGCTCATACGCGAGGTCACCCGGAGGGACGAACACATCCTGGACGTGGGTGCGGGATTCGGTGGGGACCTCCAGAAGTGGGCACAGGTGGGGGCGAGGGTGAACATGTGTGACCCAGAGGCCACGGCCCTCGAGGAGGCGAAGCGTCGTGCGAAAGCGATGAATTTGTCGGTGAATTTCTACCACGGTGACATCCACGCGTGTCCGAAGAGAAAGTTTGACGTCATCTGTTACAATTTCTCTCTGCAATACGTGTTCGCGACGGAGGAACTCTTCCACGAGACCCTTCGTGCGATTCGAGACCGGGCGCGTCTCGGCACACGTTTCGTGGGGGTCGTCCCGGACAGCGACAGGGTGTTGCGACGCACCCCCCTCAAAATGTCGGACGGGAGTTTTTTCCTCACGAAACCGGGCGAGAGTGGGTACGGGCGATTCGGGGAAAAACTCTTCGTGTACCTCGCGGACACCCCGTACTACACCGAGCGCGGACCCATGAGTGAACCGGTGGCGTACAAAGACCTCCTCGTCACCCACCTCGAACGTTTAGGATTTAGATTGCACGCGTGGGAACCCATCGGTGGGGAGGAGGTTTCACAATTCTACAGTAAATTTATCTTTGTATACAATAGGAAATGATGATTGCATTTTTAATTTTGGCCCTCATCAACGTTTGGGTGCTCTCGACGACTCAGGACCCACCGCACTTAGTGGAGGTGAAAGAGCGCTACGCCCGCCTGCGTCACCACTTGCGCGGACACGAGACCTTCGGTCGCCTCGCCCACCCTATCCCGATCACCGCGGTGCACCGCATGAGTGGTGGCGTCGCCTACAACACGAACAAGGGGGCGGAGATTTGCATTTGCCTGGATGGCACCCCGAACCAAATATTTCACGTGCTTTTGCACGAATTGGCCCACTGCACGGTGCCGGAATACTCCCACTCGGAAAAGTTTTGGAAAAACTACCTTCGACTGAGAGACATCGCCGTTGAGATTGGCGTGTACGAAAGAATAGGGGGGAAACAAAAGTTTTGTGGTGAACACGTGAGTGACGAATGAACGAATCAGTTCTTGACGACGTAGCCCTTCGTCACGTAGAAGAGCACGGCGGCGACGGCGCCCGTGGCGGCCAACCCCACCATCGAGCGAGACCCGGACTCTGACAAAAACTTCGGCACGGCGGTGACCAACCTGTCCTGCACGGGTTTGGAGATCGAGGCCGCGGCGCACGCTGCGACGAGGAGGGCGGTCAACTGATCGTCCGTGAGGTTGAGGGGATTCTTCGACTCCACGACCTGGGGCGCTTGTTGTTGCGGTTGCATCATCATCCCACCCATGGCCATTTGCGTTTGCGGCGGGGCCTCGTGCATCATGCCTTGCATCCTCGGTTGTTGTTGCATGGCCGGCGGTTCGAGGGGCATCATCTCGTCCCCACCCAAGACGTCGTGAATGGGCGTACTGTCCATCATGGTGTTTTGTTGTAAACGCACATTTTTTTCATTGTCATCATTCCGCGGCACGAAAGAGGTCGACGCGTTGTTTGTCCCCCCGTTTTGTACCGGCGGTGGGGGAGGGGGCGTCTGTGGCGGGGGCGCAGCCTGGATGGGCGGTGCGATGGGTACGTACCCCTCGCCGTCGTCGTTTAAATTCAACGCCTGGATATCCGTAGACATTTAATTGTACCTCAGGTTTTTGCATTCGTCTGTGAACGCACCTACTTTTTTTTCGTCACCGTGAGTGCGGTCTTTTTCGTCGCCTTTTTCGGGTCCACCTGGGGGTCGGAGTCGTATTTTGGGTTGTACATTTTCTTGTGCATGGCCCACATCGCCCGCGATCCCAACTTGAACGGTTTGTGTTGTGGAGCCTTGTACCAATACACACAATCGGTGATTTTATTGCTCCTTTGGGTGTTGTCGAGGACCAGACACCCGAAATCTTCCGTGACCGCATCCATGATTTTGTTAAACATATCAAAAGTCGGGATGACCCCGAAAAAGTTTTTCCATAGTTTTTCCCGGTTCTGGAGAATGTTCTCCCTGAGCACAAACACGTAGTCTATGTTCGACCTCAAGGCTGGCTGAATGTCCATGCAGTATTGCATGCACAACATGAAGAAAATCCCCCAGTGACGACCATTCATGAAGATTTGTCTGATGCACGTCTCTCGGAGATTTTTAGAATCGTACATCACGTCGTCGAGAATCATGAAGACGTTTTGTTTTCTCCCCCCCTTGACGAGTTTTCTTTGTCTCTCGATCACCCTCTCTATGGCTTCTTTATCAAAGTCCGGGTAGATGAAAAGATCGGGGACGAATTTGCCGTACCACCCGTTGCCCTCCTCTGTCCCGCTCAACACCACCCCGGATGGGATGTGTTTCTTGAAACTCATCAGGTGGCGTGTTAAAAAAGATTTCCCTGTGTTTCTTTTGCCGATCAGCACGCACACTCGGTCGTCTGCAATCTTAGAAGGGTCGAATTTCTTGAGTTGCAAATTCATCTACCATTGTCGTTCATAATTTTTTGTTAAAAAATTACTCACTTACTATAGTAATATGGCTGGACGCCTGGAATTAGCGACCACCGGTCTTATCGATCAGTGGCTCACAGGCGAACCCTCGCACTCGTTGTTTTTGAGTCGATTCCGTCGCCACACGCCCTTCTCCATCGCCTCCGTGGAGACCCCGTTCGATGGGAACCCCGTGGACTTCGGCCGCACGGTGAGTTGTCGAATCCCACAAAACAAGGGCGATCTCATTCGAAATATGACGGTCAAAATCACGCTGACCGATCCGTCGCCGGATAACTTTGGGAAGAACGACAATTACTACCCCCCGAGTGTGTGTTCGCACATGGTGGAGTACGCGGATTTGGTCATAGGTAACCAGGTGATTCAGCGTTTGACGGGTGAATTCATTTACATCTACAACCAACTGTGGCACAACTCCGACGACGTGGAGCAATCGATTTACTTTCTGAATGGCCACGGGAATTTCCTCACCTATTCCGACCGCACGTACACGTACTACATGGATTTACCGTTTTATTTCCACCGAAACAGTTCCCTGGCCATCCCCTCGTGTGCGCTGACGAAACAGTTGGTGGAGGTTCGACTCACCCTCCGCCCATTCAGTGAGATGCTCTTCATGGGTGGCGCCCTCGTGGCCCCGGACAGCACGGTGGCGACGGGAGAAATTCGTAACCTGTCCCTGGACACGGAGATGGTCTTCTTGGGTGAGGAGGAGCGCGCGTACGTCATGAGCAGGCCGATGGAGTACCTCATCACGCAGTTGAACGTCTCACAATTCGACATAAAAGACGGGGAGACCGAGCGCGCGGTGCTCTTGAAGTTCCAAGGTCCGGTGCGCGAGATGTTTTTCGTCTCCCAGTCGGCGTACGCCGAACAGAAAAACTTGCCCAACAACTACAATACCATCAAACGCGTGCAGTTGCGATTCAACAACGAGGTCGTCTTCGACAGGGACACCAAATACCTCACGTGGGGGGTGCCTTTCCGCCGACACGTGAACCAACCCTCGGACGAGTCCTACGTCACCACAGAAATCGACGACGAGGACCCATCGAACGTGTACGGGGCGGGTCTGTTCTCTCACCGGGTCAAGAGCGATTTCGGGATGTACAGTTTCGCGAGGAACCCACAGAGCCCCGAACCGTCCGGTCACGTGAATTTTAGTCGCATCGCCCACAAGATGCTCACGGTGGAGATCGTCCCTCGATTCGCCGGATACGACAACAAAGTTCGCGTGTACGCGACGACGCAAAACATCTTGGTCGTCGCAGGGGGTGTGGCTGGTTTAAAATTTTAAATCCCCCATACTAGTAGAAGATGGCTGGTAGAGTCCAACTCCAGACCTCTGGTGGTCCGAGGGAGAAACATTTCACCGCGAACCCGGAGTTCAGTTTCTACAACAGCGTCTACCGTCGAACGCTGTCGTACAGCAAAGAGACGTTCGACGTGGACGCGGACAACGTCCCGGATTTCGGTGCCAGATTGCGATTTAGGCTTCCACAAAACGGCGGCGACGTGCTCACGAACTTGGCGTTTCGCCTCAGACTCCCCGCGGTGACGGCGACGTATGGATGGATAGAGAGCGTGGCGCACGCCCTCGTGGAGTGGGTGGAGATTGAAATCGGCGAGGTCCCGGTGCAACGCCTGACGTCCGATTTTTTGCAGATACACAGCGAACACTACGTCACGCAGACGAAACAAAAGGCTCTGTACAACCTCATAGGGAAATATCCCGAACGAAGCGCCGACCTCCCGGTGTCGTCTCGAACGATTTTGCACCACCTCGGCGGTGCCTCCGGGGAGACGGACTGGCGTTTCGACATTCCTTTTTGGTTTTACGGCCACGAGCGGTGGGCCCTCCCCCTGTGCGCGTTCCGAAACAAAGAGGTGCACGTGGTGGTGAAACTTCGAGACGTCGGCCCGCTCGTGCAATACGACAACGGGGTGTTCATGCAGAGGCCGGACGTGAGTTCTCTGGATTTGCATTTGAAGGAATTCACCCTCGAGGCCGAGGTGGGGTGGGTCGACAGCGCGGAGAGGGTTCGACTTCAGAACACGTCCACGGATTTCGTCATCACCCAAATCCAACAAGAAAGTTTTTTCATCGACGCCGGGGAGACCGAACTCAAGGTGGCCACGCAATTCGTGCACCCGGTGAAAGAATTGTATTTCGTGATTCAGAGGGAAGACCTCGGGCAATTGACACACCCGTATTACTTTTGTAGCCCTTTCGATTACGACAACATCGTGGAGACGAACGGCGCGGACCCGGGCGTTGAGTACGGGAAGTTTAAGGATGGTGAACTCGTCCTCTTCGAACACCTGCGCACGTTGAAGATCCGCCTCGACGACGACGTCATCTTGGACGAAATCACGGGTGGTGTGAACTTTCTCAAGGCGGTGCAGAGCGGCATCCACCACAGCAAGACGCAACTCATTCGTCGCTTCTATTCGTACGCGTTCGCGTTAGACCCCGAACACCCGCGCCCCTCGGGGTCGGTGGATTTCACCCCGATACGAAATCAAGTGTTTGAATTTACCCTCAACCCTAACCCAGACTTCAAGAGAAACGTGCGAATTTATGCCTTAAGTCACAACATTCTCCGTGTCAGGGAAGGCGACGTGAGCGTCTTATTTCACACTCGATGATGAAGACTGGTTTCGGCGAATCATCGGGTGCCTACGAGAACGCCCAACTCGAAGCGCTCTACGGCATTCTCACCCCGGTGTTAGAAAAGAGTGTCATCATCGCGAGCCATTACGCCAAGCAGTGCGG